TCCATTACAGTTACCTTGAAAACCAGATATACCTACTCTTGTTTGTGTGGTTGTAGATAAAACATTACCATCTAAATCTTTTAATTCTATTACAACAGTGTGTGAATCTGCATCTCCAGATTTACCTTCACAGTTACCTGGCTTACTATCACAGTTAGCTACATCTATATAACTATTTAATGTTATACCATTGTCTAACATATCTTGAGTAATAGTATTACTAGTTAAATCTATGTCATCTACTGATACAGTTGCCGTACCAGTTACCTCAAAATCTCCACCTGTACTATGCTTATATCCACAATTAGCTTGTGATTCTGGGCAAGTAATTGTAAAACCATTTACAACATCACCATTATTTACATAACCAGAACTACCTGGATTAATTTGATCTGTTGAATTAGATCCCCAATCTACACCATTACCTGTATTGGGTAATAGATTATCTGTTGTTAATTCTTCTGCTTTAGCACCAAGAATAACTAGAGTTAATACTAAAAATGTAATTAACCATTTCATTCTAGTATAAGTTTTTTAATTGATTTTGACCCATCAATATTAGACTCAAGTTCAGCCATTGACTTTATACATTGATACTGAATATTATTTTTTGTATTCGACCTCATTGCAATCCTTTTGCCTTTTAAACAGTTGGACATAGATTCTTGTATTCTATGTTCCTTGATCTCCCCATTAATAATCATAAGTAGGGCTATAATTAACTCTGGCATTAATGTGCTCCGTTGCCGTTTGCTCTTACTTTATCTTTTAGATCTTCAATATCACTTAGTGCTTTATCTAATTGGTCTCTTAAAAATTCTATATTAACTTTGTTAGTCATATTCATCTCTTGAGTCTGTTCCATTTTTTCTACTGACTTATAAAGATCTTCTAATAAAAAATGTTGCTCTTGATCTACAGGTACTTGTTCAGATTTTTTAAGTAGATCATTTTCAAATAATTCTCTCGATGTCTCTAATGATACTAACCTTGCTGTCAGCTCTGTGTATGCGAACACGCCAGCTGCGACTAATAAAATTAGACTAGCAACCGTCTTCATCGGCATCTGCACGGCAGCCGATTCCGATATGTTGAGTGGTTTATTTTTCATTATCTAGGGTGTTTCCACTCTTTCATTTTTTTTGCGTTTTCTACTTTCTTATCAGCTATAGCTTTTGCTTCATCCATAGCTTCCATCTCTTTTGTAATTCTTTTTTGTTCAGCTTCATCAGCTTTTTTTCTATCATCCATACGTTTTACATATGTTTTATAGTCTGGTCTTTCATGATCATACTTACTCCATAGCTGTTTAGCTTCTTTACCTATCTTACCATCTATAGGACAAGGTGTGCCTGCTTGGATCATGGATTCAAATACTCTCTCATCTTGACATAGTATAGCTACTGCTGCAACTTTCATACCAAAATCATTTAGTATTCTAGCAAGTTTTAATCTTTCACAGTTTTTATCTATTGCATGCTTACCACCACTAATACCAATACCAAATGTTTGAACACCCATAGATACACCTACAGCACAAACATCTTGTGTCATACTATTAAATGATGGTGCACCTGCACTAGGTGGTGCTGATTTTGTATTAGATGTAGAATTATTAGTTGTTGTACTATTAGAACTAGATCCAGTCTGATACGTTGTAGTAGCAGTAGATGTATAACCACCTTCAATAGCTGTGTTAGACCCAGATGTATTAGTCTGAGTTGATCCTGCTAATGCTGCTGCTGTCATACAGCCAGATAATAGCAATAATATTATTATTAATGTTATGGGGTTTTTCATAGTTTTAGTTCTTCAAATTCTTCATAGCAACCAAATTTAATATACATACGATGTGTATTTATATCATATGGCCCTATCTCTTGTATTTTTAATAATGATTGTTCATATCCTTCTACTAAGCAATCATACTCAGTATCAAATTTTGCTTCCCATATATGGGGCGGCAAGCATGACTCTGCTACATAAGAGCAAAGTAAAAATGCTAAAGTAAATTTCATCTATATCCTGGTTCTAAGAATAATACCATTAGCAAAAATAATATTATCAATGTTCCTGTGAAGTAATAATTCATCATTATACCTCATACAGTTTTTATTTTTTAACTAAAGATCCACCAAAGTATAAGCCAATAATAGCCGCTACTAAGTTAGTATCTAATGGTGTAATGACTAAACTATTTGATGATAGCGTTACCCATTTCATTATCTCTTTTTCTGGTAAGAATAAAAACCCAGGTTTAAATTCTAAGTATCCTACTATTACACTAACATCTGGTGATACTAATGGCATTAATTTTGGTAGTAATACTATAGCGAATACAGCAACTAGTGCTATAATTCTTCTAGTCCATTGAAAACCTACGTTCTCATATTCTCTAGCTTCTTTAAAACCTTTTTGTTGTACCTCTGCTCTTTGCAAAAGCATCTTTTGTTCTGCTTGTTTTGCTTTAATGCTTTGTGACCAGATACTCATCACCCCACCAAGTACAGTGGATCCTAGCATTGTAATCATTTCAAATGGCATTGTTACTCCTTTGTATTTGATTGGTTTGCCTCTAGTTCTTTTATCTTTTTATTTGCAGCATCTAGATCCTGTGTTACATGTTCTAGTTTCTGCAGAGTACGTTTACTAGCACTATCCTTAGACTTACCAGCATCCTGTAACTCAGCAACTTCTTGCTTTAGGATTCTGACTTGCTCTTTGTACTCTTGGATAATTTCCTGATATTCAGGGTTAGACATTTGTAGTGTATTATAATATTATAGCACCTAGGACAAAACCTGCAACTGCACAAATGACGCAGTGGTAGTGTTTATCCCATAACCCTTTTACTTTGTTTTTTATTTCTTCTATCATGTTTACTCCTATTAATTAAATAAACCTATTAATGTTAGTATTGTTGCTCCAAGACCACCAAGTATAGCGTATAATACTTTGTCTATCTTTCCGTGTAATCTATCTATATCCTCATGTATATGCTTTAGATGATTATTTTTTATTGTACTGACTTCCCTCTTCAACCCTGTGATATAACCATATAATGATATGATATGTTCGTTGGTTGTTTTGGGTTGTTTAGCCATTATTCCTTATCAAAGAAAAAACTAGAAAATTGTTTATTTCTAGCCAGTTCTACATATTCATCTTGTTTGTTTTTAAAATATCTTTTGTATTCTTTTTGCATAGTGTCTGTATCATTATCTAAAACAGCTTCTGTAAATTTTGGAAAAGAATCTATACCACCTCTTACATTAAACTGAATATCTAATAACATTTGTTTTCTTCTTGGGTCTAATTCTGTATATTCTGTACCTAACTTATTAGTTAGTAATTTATTTTTTTCTTCAAGATCTCTTAATAATATAGTGTTAGCTTGATTTTTATTTAAAGTATCTATATCATATCCGTATATTTTACCACTTTCTAATTCTTCAGCAGTTAGTTTATGACCATATCCTACAGTATCAAGCCCACCTTCAGGTGATTTATGTCTAGTTGCATTTGTACCAGATAAAAATAATGGTGCATTTTCAGCTTTTTTTATATAGTTTAAAAATCCTTCACTATATAGCATCATTTTATTTGTTTGCTCTTGAGTTTCACCTATCATCATAATTATTACAAATAATATTATATTAATTTTTAGCAAATATATTTTCTGTTTGTTTTTTAATAGCACCAGTTATTCTAGGAATTACTTCACTAAGTTTTGCACCTTCTTGATAATCTACTGGTACACCCATATCTTTACTAAATTTATCACTTAATTTTTTATACTTTTCATCTAATTCAGCTAACTCATCGTTTCTTTTTTCTAAATTAATTGATCCTCTAGAATAGTTATTATACACAGCTCTCATCTGGTCTTCTACACCTTTAACTCTTCTTCTAAATTCCATACCCTTAATACTTTTTAGTCTTGATAGATTTGTTTTTTCAATTTTAAAACCAAGAGTATTAAAGAAAGCCATTAATTCAGTTTCATTTCTTCGTAGTGGTGAGGTATCCTTTCTAGCTTTTTCTATTCTTTCAGTAGAATATGACCCAGGTACAAAAGGAAAATTAGGTATTAATCTTTTTAATGCAAATTTTGCTCTAATAGAAAAATCATCAAACTC